CAATGGAATAGCTGAAAAGTCCTTTTTAATTGAGCAACAATTTTCAGCAGCAGATTTTGAATACTTCACAGGTATGGAGGTGGTGAGTTGTACGTTCAACTTTGTCTTAGACGACCACGTTAAAGTCACCTCTGAGTGGTTGGGTAAAGAGGGTTTTAGAGCTGTAACAACTCAAGGCGACGGTTCTCCAAATCCTGCGGAAACTACGCAATCAATGGGTGTTGTTGATGCATTATCCTTTTATATCGACAATACTTTGACTGTGGAGGATGTGGTATCATTCAACGTGACAGCCACCCCAGTACTTAGAACACAAAACGCTATAACTGCGAGGGGTTTAGCTGTGGGAATTGGTTCAGGTACGTTTAACGTCACGGGTACTTTAGAGGTTCACAACGAGAACAACGATTTACTATCTGATATGGACGGTTTTGAGACGAAATCTTTAACCGTGATTGTTGGAGACACTGACGGGAATAACATCGTTTTAGATTTCCCAGCGTGCAAACTTAGTGACGGAACAAGAGCGGTGCCGGGTCAAGATCAAGATGTGATCACGTCCATACAATTTGAAACACTACTAGACGAAACTATTGCGGGTCAAATGGGTATTACAATCATTGACGCACTTTAGTTACTTCTTACCCTGTTTTAACCTTGTGTTTTATGTGGTGGAAGGGTGTCGCAGGGTCACCAAGAAGCCACTCCTAAATATAGGAAACTGTTATGACTAATTTACTAGATGTATTTGGTACCGATTTAACCTTAGAAAAAGAAGGCGTGTGGGTTGAATTTGCGGAAGGGATTAAATTTAAAATACGCCCTATGCGAAACAAAAAATTTATAGCACTTTTGCAAAAACTACAGAGACCTTACAAGTCCGCAATTAGAAATGGCTCTATCAAAGAAGACTTGCACCAAGGGTTAATAACCAAAGCGTTGGCAAAAGAGGTGGTTGTTGACTGGTTGGGTGTGAATGATTTGGAGTCTGGTGAACCTTTAGATTACTCTTGGACTAACGCTACAAGATTGTTATCCGATGCTAGAATGGAAAGACTGTTATTGATGGTCGTAGAAGTTGCTGGAGAGCAAGAAACCTTTAAAAATATTGAGGAAGAAGAAACGGAAAAAAACTCAGAGAAGTCCTCAAGTGGCAATTCCAATGGGAAGAAATCAGCGAAAAGTTAAAACCGCTGATTGCTCGTGGGAAGCCGATAAAAGAGTGGGATGATAGACCCGTTTTATTTGAGGACTTACACCCTGTGTGGGGTGCATTTTGGACATTACACAAAGGTAGAGTGTGTGGAGTATCTGGGGTTAATCCTATACAGGTATCTGAAATCATATGTTATAGTAATGCTTTCAACATGGACATAGAAAATCTTTTGTTTTGTGTCCAAATATTAGATAATGAATACTTGAAGTGTATTCAAGACAAACATAAAGGGCGTGAGAAGGTGAAGTAATGACGACGGTACCCATTGACGTTAAGGTTGACTCCTCAGGTGCAAAATCAGGTGCAAAAGGGGTCACACGCTCTTTCAACTCTATCATGAGTAAGGCAAAACAAACTGACAGGGCAACAAGTAAGTTAAATCGAAGTTTGAAGGATACTGCTACGGTCACAAACCAACTTGGTAAATCTGTCAGAAGTTTTGCTATATTCAGTTCTGCGATAGCTTCCACAACCTTGGTTATAAAAAATAGCGTCGCTCAAGCTATTAAATACAGAACCGCCTTAGCTGAGGTAAATACACTTGTTGGGGACACCTTCAACTTTCAGAAGTTGAAGGAGGGTGTCAGAGAGGTTTCACTTGAATTTGGGAAAATGCCCACAGAACAAGCTAAAGCTGCCTATCAAATCATATCGGCTGGCGCGTCTTCTGCTGCGGAAGCGTTGGATATTCTCAGTGCGTCTAACAAGTTAGCTATTGGGGGCGTAACTCAAGTTTCCGTTGCTGCCGACGGTCTGACGAGTATTTTAAATGCTTACGGGGATGGTGTTAAGGGTGCCACTGAGGTCAGTGATGCACTATTTGTTGCAATGAAGGGTGGTAAGACTACCATAGGTGAGTTGAGTGCTGCAATAGGTAAAGTGGCACCTATTGCAGCACAAACAAACGTATCACTTGATGAATTGTTAGCGTCGATATCCGCACTTACCAAAGGGGGTATTGCTACGACTGAGGCGGTGACGGGTGTCAGAGCAATTCTTGCAGCCGTGGCGAAACCTACCAAAGAAGCTACCGATTTAGCCAAAGAACTAGGTATAGAATTTAGTGCGTCCGCTTTGAAGGCTAAGGGTTTTGCAGCTTTTTTGCAAGAACTTAAAGAAAAGACTGGGTCTAATACTGAATCTATGGCTCAATTGTTCGGGGGTGTTGAAGCCCTAATTCCCATATTAGCTTTGACAGGTAAATCCAGTAAAGACTTTTCAAAAATATTAGATGATATGGGTAAAAAGGTTGGGGAAACAGGTGAAGCTTTCGAAAAGATGGCCAGTACCCCAGAACAAGCCATAAACAGGCTTAAAGTTAGGTTTGTCGACTTAAGCATATCTATTGGGGATAGTGTTACGGATAGGATGTTACCAGCCATTAAAGCCCTCACTGAGAACTTTGACGCAATGGTTGTTGTGCTGATTGGTGGTATTGGTGGTATAGGTGTAGCTTTAGCGTTAATATTCCCACAAATAACCGCGGTAACGGTGGGGGTGTTGGCAGCAGTCGCAGCGTTTGAATTGTTAAGGGATACGTTCCCAGCAATAGATGACGCCTTTAAAGGTTTGATACATGACCTAAATGAAGTTACCAACCCTCTCAAAGCACTAAATGCGTTATGGATAGTTGGTATAGGAGAGATGGCAAAGTTTGCACTATCAGTGAAAAACTTAGGTTCTGCGATACTGACGGCAATAGTCGAACCATTTAAAAAAATAGCTAGGATATTTTCAGCTTTCTGGCAAGATTTGACATCTTTGGCAAATCCTTTTGGCGGTTCAGGTTTCTCTAACAAATTGGAGAGGGAGTTGCAGACTGGTTTTGTAGATGAGTTCACGGGAGCATTCCAAAAAGTTAGGTCAGAAGGTGAGGTATTTGATAACTTAATAGATTCATGGGTGGATGGTAAGCTTGTGGAGTTGTCTGATTCGGCAACACAGGTTGCAAAGTCAGTGGGTAGCGGTGACAAAGATAGTATTTCTGGAAGTTTGGAAGTGGCTTCTAAATCAGTCAACGAACTCGGCGAGGATTTCGAAGGGTTAGATAAAATTTTCAAAGGTGTTGGTAGAACAATAAAAGACTCGTTCAACGACTTGTTCAAAGGGTTGTTTAGCAAAGGTAAGTTTGAGTTTGATGACTTCTTGGACAATATGTTATCTGGTTTTTCACAGACTCTAGCTAACATGGCGACCATGGCTATATCTAAGCCTGTAATTGTTCCGATGGTGGGTACTGTTAGCGGTATGTTTGGTAATCAGGATACGGCACTTGCAGGTTTAAGTAGTCAAGGTGCTGGAGGATTTGGCGATATAAGTAGTTTGTTTGGTGCTGCAAAATCTTTGTTTAGCGGTGGTTCAGGATTATTATTTAACTCTGGTGCAGCAAATGCAGTCAACCAGTTTTTAGGTGGTCAAGGTGCCAACTTTATCGGACCAGCAGCACCTACGGCATTGGGTAATGCTGCCGGTAACTTAGGTTCCGTAGGTGGTGCTGCTGGAGCTTTCGGGGGTAACTTATTAGCTAATAGTCTATTTGGTGACCGAGGTGCTGGGGCTAACATAGGTGGTACTATTGGTTCGGTGGTAGGTTCATTCATACCTGTGCCGATACTGGGTCCAGCTATAGGGTCTTTTATCGGTAACACTATTGGCGGATTGTTCGGTAACAAAAAGCCATCGGATAAAATGCAATTAGGTTTTGTTGATTTAGGTAGCGGAGAGTTGTTCGATAGGCAAGGTTTAGGTGGGGTTGACCCAAATAACCCGGGTAAAAAGTTTAGCAAAGAGAATTTTGATGCGGTCACACGGTTCGCAGCACTAGCTAAGCAAATAAGTGACGCTGTGGGGGGTACTGGAAACGTACGGTTTGATATAGGGGATAGGGACGGTTTAAGGTTGAAGTTTGCACAAAATGCAGCTGATTTGAACCTTAGCCATGACGTGCGCAGTTTCGGACAAGATAAATCAGCTTTCACTGAAGCTTTAGTAGAAGGTATCGTTATTTCTGGTACTGAGATTTCTGACAGTATAAAAGATTCGATAATAAATAACGTGGATTTTTCGGATTTAGATAGGGCGTTGGGTGACGTTGATTTTATCATAGGGTTTGAAAAGTTGTTTGAAGGGTCGCAACCTGTACTTAGCCAAATGGAAGTTGCTGTTAAAAATTTAGATGTTGCATATAAACAGTCTCTTAGTACTGTAAAGAGGTTGGGGTTGAGTGAAGAAAAGTTAGATAAAATGCGAGCAAAGGCTAATAAGAACCTTAAGGACTCTTTTACCAAAAGCATACAAAATCAAATATTATCTATAACAGACCCTACAACATTGGGGTTACAACAATTGAACGATATCCAAACACAACGTAGGAGGGATGCGGTAGCTCTGGGAGTTGATTTATTAGAAATTGAAAGGTTGTTTGCCTTAGAGCGTGAGAAAATTATGCAGGAGTCTCTAACGAGACAGTCAAACACGTTGGAATCTGCATTAGCTAGACAAGCTAAACAACAGATAGAGAACATAGAGAGGATACAACGAGAATTAGCGTTCAGTAAGGACTTTTCAGGGACTAATCGGTTTGGTAGAGCTCAAGAAGCTGATTTACAGTTGGAGACGTTACTTAATAGGGTACGCTCTGGGGATAAAGATGTCTTTGATGACTTGGATTCTATAATCAATCAATCTTTAGGTGCTGCTTTAGACTATTACGGTTCAACTGAAAACTTTCTAGAAAGGTTGAGTTTGGTTGATATCATACTAGAGGAGTCTAAAAGTTTGGCAAAGTCGTCTCTAACCAAAGAAGAACAGTCGTTGTTAAATCAAATGATGCACGCTGATATCAGCCAACAGATACTTGATGAGACTAGGAGGCAATCCGAGATATTGAACACACAGTTAACTAGCGTTTCTTCAGACGTCAGAGAGTTTAACGCACTGGATAAGTTGAAGTTGTTGAACACTGGTGAGAGTTTGAGTAGATTGAATGAGATAAATCCGAATAACAATATTGCCGATATTTTCATTAGAGGTGCTAAAAGTATAGCTTCAGGAGGTGCCTTCGACTTTACAAAAAGTGAATTTGGAGTTGATGGCGGTGGTATATCTTTTGCTGATTTTGTAAGGGGTAGTTCGCAAGGTGAACAAATACAATCCCGATATAATGATATAGTTGAAGCTTTCGGCGGTTCACCTCAGTTCTTCACCTCGGATGCAAGTGAGGGGGTAACTCAAGATACGGTTGTTGATTTGAGGGGGCCGGGTGCAGTTGACTCAGCAGAATCAAGGGTAGTGAGTCGGGAACAGTCTGGGACGAGTCAATCGGGGAGTTCAGTTAGAGAAGTCACGTCGAACATGGTTCAAGCTATTGATGATTCTTTTGGTAAATTTGCTAGGCAATCTTCTGAAGAAACTGACACCACTTCACAATTGTTAAAAGCGGTATTGAGACAATTGGAAGAAATAAACGATAATGTTAGTTTGAGTAGTTTGAGCGGTATAGGGGGTACTAACAGTTAATGGTAGCTAGATATTTAATTGAGTTTGATTCTCACGATGGGGATTCTAAAAAGAAAGTTAGGCTTTCCACAGGTGCAGGATTTCAAACTAACCTTGCGGAAACACCAAGCCGAGAAGTTTATCTACCTCTAGTTAAAGATGCTGGGAATATAAACAGTTTTCTTTTTGGCGAGGCTAGTACTTCAGGGTTTTCACCTTTCGGCATAGGTAAGGTGATATTAAACAATATTGGGGGTGACTTAGATTATTTAGAGGATAGAGGTCTTGGAGGGTTCGATATTGACATTAGAGAGGAGAGGGGGGTTAATTACCCTTCTGACTTCCCTGTCAGGATGTCAGGAGCCGTATCATACGCCCAATTCTCATCTTTCAACACTGAATTGATTGTTAAAGATAGAACATCTTTGTTTAGAGATTTACAATACCAACCTTTAAAATTCTCAGGTAACAATGATTGGGTTACCATAGAATTGGAAGGGACGAGTGATGACATAGGGGGGTTACCCAAACCTTTATTATTGGGAGGTGTGTCAAGAAATTTCACGCCCCCTGTAGTCAATGAACAAAAGGAGATTGTTCAAATAAGTAGTGAGCCTGTGGCTGAACTTGTGGCGGTTATGGTGGGTAGAGAACCTATTGACGTTGATACTGTGTTCACTGATTTAACAACTTTCTTATCATCTAACCCCAACCCGGGGAAATATAACGTATATTTTGGGGATTATCTGGCGGTTCAAGGGTCTAATGAAAGGGGTTGTTATGTGATGGTATCCACTACACCATCACACCCGTTGACATTTGATGCAATAGAGGGGTGGAAAAACCGAGCGTTATTCAGTGAGGATTTTACCGATGCCGTTTGGATTAAAAGTGATTTGACCGTGTTGACCGATGGGGTAGTTTCTCCAAACAACGACACTAACGCCAACACTTTAGTTGCCGACTCAGTGGATGCAACATGCTTACAAACTGTGATTGCACCGTCCAATCAATACACATTCGGTATATTTCTAAAAAGAAAGACTGGGGTGGGGAATGTTAGTATAACTTTAGATGGGGGTATCATTTGGGAAACTCAAGCGGTAAGTGATGAGTGGGTTTTTTTTGAAACATCCCCACAAGTTATAACAGACCCTCAGGTCGGACTTAAGTTAACTACTTCTGGGGATGAAGTTTACTCGTGGGGTGCTATGTGTTGTCAAAGGGATTTGTGCGGCCCCTACGTTAAGACTGAATCTTTGGAGGTGTACAATAATCACATACCTGCTTTAATATGGAAAATAATGAATTTGAAGGGGTATGAGTTAGATTCATTGTCGGTGGCAATTGCGCAAGCTAAGTTCCCTCATCACGCTCAACATTGGCAAGAAACTTACGAAGTTTTAACCTCACACGTGGTTGATTTAGTGAAAGATTCAGGTTTATTTTACTTGACGAATGACGTTAAAGGTAAGTTCGTTATTGACCAATTGACGTTACCGTCACCCGATGAAAGTTTAGCGTCCTTCGATTCATCTCAAATATTGGGGGGGTTTGGTAAACCTAAATTGAAGCGAGTTACGTCAAGGGACTCTCACAAAGGTATACCTTCCTACAGTACCACCATAGGTTACGAGCAAAATTACACTTTGATGGGTAAGGAAAACTTGACAGGTATTGCCGAAACAACCGAACAACTCGCTTTTGTAGGCAATGAGTTTAGAAGTTCCAACGTCTCAGATTATAATATTAAAGAGCAGTTCCCAAATTCACCCGAAATTATAAAGAACGGTAAGTTATCTGATATTTCGGGTGCTGGTGCATTTTCTACCTATTTGCATAACGTGTTTAAAAACAAACGACCCACAATTGAAGTGAAACTACCCATTGAATTTGCGACAAAAACAAACGGTGATATCATAGAGAAAGGTGAAGTTATAGAAGTTGATAGGAAGTTGTACCGGATAATAGGGCAAAAGGTGCGGTTTCCTTCAGAAAATAGGCGTGATGCAGCCACTTCTGCCGTAACATACCAAGGTTGGGGTGGGGTAGATAATTATGTGGCTAATGCGGTACATTTGGACGGTGTGGATGACTACTTACTATCCGACCCTTTGACCGATGGTGCTGTGAGTTCGGAAGGTACGGTGAGCTTGTGGGTTAAATACAATGAACCCACAAGCTCCGATATATTCCCATTTACGGAACCCACCATCGGGTATCTGGCAGACGGACGTTTTGAAATGGGTAGAAATAGACCGGAAGGTTACTTACAATTGTTTTTAAGAGCTTTCGGGAGTCCTTTCACAGAGACAAGAATGCGAACAACAACCGATTACAGTGGGGTTACGAATTGGTTACATTTTGCAGCCTCTTGGCGGATATTGTCACCTCCGGATAGATTTTTCCATTTACATATTAATGATGTTTCAGATTTATATCTGGAAGATTACAACTTTCAGTATAGAATCAACAATAATAGTCAATTTGTTGTGGGAGCAAGGAGCTACTCCCCACCTGACAGGATTGATCAATGTTTAGCTGACATATACATATCAGATCAATATATGGATTTGAGTAAACAAGCGAACCGTCGTAGGTTTATTAGTGATGATGGTAAACCCGTATTCCTTGGAGATAATGGGGAAAAACCTACGGGAAGTAAACCTTTAGTTTTTCTTTCAGGGGATTCTGAAACTTGGCACATAAACAAAGGTAAGGGTGAAGGTGGTTTCACAGTTTTTGGAGGTAAGGAACATTTAGTTACTGCCCCCACAAGCCCTAGCGATTAACGGAGATTATACAACCATGGGAAAACCTATATTTTGCACACCTAACTATCTTAAACCGAACGTACTGTTTAAGCCTATAATTGGAGGGGGTAACTGGGACTCCAACAATTGGTTAGATAATTTACAAGATAAGTATTTTATAAATAAATCTATATCCAACGATGCGGAAGTTGAATCAACTAAAATGGAAATAGACTTGCAAGTGATGAGAGATATAAAATGTGTGGTGATTCCAAATGGAAATCCTGATAATGATGGTAGGGTTAGGGTTAGGATATCTAATACTGTGGCGTGGTCGGATGTCACTGTTAATGGACTCCAATATCAAGGTGCTACAACATTGAATATAACAGCTGGTCCAACAGACATCACCGTATCTGAGGGTGAGATATTTATAATTGATAAGGACACGCAAATATATAAGGTGGTGGTTGGCACGTCGTTGTCTGCAACAACTAGTGGCTCAATTACAATTGAAAGGTCGGGTGATGACGGGGTAGGGTTGGCTAAAAACGCTTTGGACGATGAAATAATCACTTGCCACTCTGGGGATTATGTAGACGACTTAAGAGCTGATACCGATTGGACCGATTACAGGAAAGTGATTTACGGATTAACTGACCCGTGGGGGTCTGCTACCATATGGTTAGGTAAAGAGACTGAAGAAAACTTAGCTACGTTAAATTTACCCAGTCCATTCATACACATATTTGACAATATCATATTGGGTAGGTATGTTAGAATAGAGTTGGATAATAGTGAGATTGATGACGGTTTCGTATCGTTGGACGACTGTTACGTAACATCCGCATTCATACCATCCACAGGTATAAGTTGGGGTTCGGTAATGGGGGTGGAGAGTAATACAACGTCCGAGTCTTCCGCTGGGGGTGTTGAAGCTTTTGATATAGAGAAGTCCAACAGGTATATTGATATGAGTTTACCCGGTCTAACAGTAACTGAATCGGTAACAAACATTTTCGACATGCAAAGAAAATTGGACACCCACAGTGATTTTTTCTTTATATTTGATTCGGATGACACTATCCTAATGACTAGGCGAGCTTTTGCAGCTAGATTTGAAAAAATGGGGGGGCAACAGTTCGTAACTAGGGATTGGGTCGATAATAAAATGCGTATTAAAGAAAAATTGGGGTAGTAGTTTTATGGTAGATTTTGTTTTAAGTTCTGGCACGTACGACTTGGACGATTTGAACAAAAATGACGGTAGGGGTTATGCGGAACTAATACACACTTTTTCGAGTCCCACCAGTTCAAAGTTACCTCGTTATGTAGCAATCATGCAGGATGCTATAGTTGACACAGGTAGACAAATGGTCACAACCAGTGACACGTTAATTACTGTGGGTACGGGTACAATAGGACCTTTTACGATGTCGGCAAGTTTACCTTACCCCTTAGGGACGTGGGTACAAGTGGTATCGAACGCCGACCCCAGTAAGTGGATGGTGGGGCAGGTCACTATCAATAGTGGTGGTGAGTTAACTATTGATGTACCCACCTCAGACCATTCCGACGGTTCTGGTTCTGCTGCGGATTGGGCTATCTTAGCTTCTGGGGTGATTGGTCCTACTGGTGCGGATGGTGCGGATGGTGCTGGAGGTCTAGTTGACCTTGTGGATGATTTAACTCCACAACTTGGAGGTGATTTAGACGTTAACGGTAGTGATATTGTGTCAACATCTAGTGCGGATATAAATATCCTACCTGACGGTACGGGGTCGGTAAACTTGCAGGATGGGGAATTGAAAAGGGGGAAGTTCGTTGACTGGTCGGAAACTTCACCTACTCCAGCGATATCCTCAGGAGTCTTAACTACAGACTTGGAAACTGGTAACACTTTTGAAATAAGTTTGACTGAGAATATCACATCGTGGCTTATAACTAACGTGACCACATCGGGTGACGCTACAGCAATAACGGTAATCTTTAAGCAAGACGGTGTTGGTGGAAGGTCAATAATTTTCCCAGCATCTATCAAATGGGTTGGGGGTGAACCTCCCACAATGTCCACAGGAATAAGTGAAGTGGATATAATCACTCTCATCACGAGGGATTCGGGAACTACTTTTTACGGTTCATATTTGGTAAATTTGTCCTAGGGGTAGTTATGGTCATTGGGGTATCGCAAAGAGTTTTGTACGGTTCAGGTTCACGATTGAATTTACCACCACAAGCCTTAGACTTTGAGTCGGGTAGTAGTCAATATTTATCTAGAACTTCCGTAAACCTTGGGGCGTATGACAGGCAAACTTTTGGCTTCTTCATGCACCTGACTCGTGAAAGTGTGGGTAACCACTACTTGTACTATATGTCAAGTGAGATTCAATTGCAGTTCACGGCTTCAAATACTATAGAGTGGTGGGTTAGAGGTGATGACTTGTCTATCAATAGAATCAGTACTTTGGCAGTGTTCGAAGAACTTGACGAATATATGACCCTACAGGTGGTGTATGACTCCACACAAGTCGTAACCTCTGACAGGATGCAAATCTACCTTAATTCTAAGAGGGTTATTGATTTTGCCACAGAATCTTACCCAACTTTGAATCGAAGTGCTAACGATAGTGGTAACCCTCTGTTTGTGGGACGTGACATAACTAGTCATGACGGTTTGATATATCAAAATACCATGTTCTCAGGGTCAAACCCCACACCCTCAGAGTTGAAAGAAAATGATGACAGACCAACGGACATATCGGAATTGGTAGGCACATATTTTGCCACATATGGTACAGGGGGAGACCCTACAAATGATGAGGTTCTGGGTACATCTTGGACTAACAATAATGCCGTAACAACTTCTGATAATATACCTGTTAATCCACCTTCAGTTATTCCAACAAAATCTTTTGACTTAACTTCATCTACAGGGAAATATCTGAGGATACCGCAAACCTCTTTCGGTAACTTCAATCAAAAGAAGTTTGGGTATAAACTGAGCATTCAACGGTCATTCTTAACTGCTGCAACACAAAAAATGCTACACAAAGAAGCCTCCTTCTTTTGTCACTTCAACGGTTCTGACCAAATAGACATCTATATGAAAGCTGTGGGGGGTGCGACTAGTAGTCTTGTGACTAACATAACCTACACGTCGTTGACAAGTTTCTATGAAATATTAGTATTGATTGATACAACACAAGTGACAGCCTCGGACAGGATGCAACTTTGGGTGGATGGTGTCCGAGTCGTTAGTTTTGCCACAAATACACAACCAGCGTTGAACGCTGATATTGAGCTAAGTGCTAACGATGTGTATATTGGTAGTGAGGCTGGCAGTCAACAAGTTCGAGGCGAAATTTATCAAACTACTTTCTTTTCTGGAGATTTACCTACAGCTTCCGAAATTTCAAACTCAGGTAGTCCAAAAGATATATCAAGGTTACCGTCCATATATTCCGCACCGTGGGCTTTGAATGATGTGAAAGTTCGAGATGACATATTAAGTCAATCTTGGATAGATAACGGTATGAGTTTATCAACGAACATACCCAGCTAATTAATTTTCATTCAATGTGAAAATAATGTTTTACATTGAATGAAAATTAATTAATAATAGTATAAAAGGATGGTATTATGCTATACGCCAAAGTCGTAGACGGTAACGTTGTTGAAGTGAAGAATATAAGGGGTGGGGGTTACGTTTTTGACGACGGTACTTCCACTGGCTCCATTCAACAGGTTTCTGAGGGATATTTGAATGAAAAAGGGTTGTACAGAGTAGTTGACCGTAAAGTACCCACATCTAAAGGTGAAAAGTACGGTGCAGAGATATACACTGTTGTGGGAAGTGAAGTTTTAATAGACCGAGAAATATTAGATAAATCACCTGAAGAAAATTTACAAGAGTGGGAAAGGGCTTTATTTAGGGTTAGAAGTGTGAGAAATGACTTGTTACACTTCAGCGATTGGACTCAAAACGCCGATTCACCTCTAACACCTGAAAAGATAGTTGAATGGGCGGAATACCGACAGCTGTTAAGAGACTTACCAACCACTATATCAGAGGGTGACGACCCAGATTTAACAACTTACCCTACACCACCAGTCAATGAATCATCAACTATCCCACTTGTTGGCGAGGTTGAACCAATCCCAGACCCCGTGAGCCCTTTCCCACAAACGTAATTGAATTTCAAAATGGAAACTTACTTTTTAAAATTGATTGAAGTGTTGTTTACTGAAACGGGGTTAATATCGGTTTTACTATTCTTTTCTAATGTGGTATGGTTTAAGATGTACGTATGTGAGAAAAAGGATAGGCGGACATCGTGGGAGTCAGACGCCCGTTTTAAATTGCAAATTATAGACACGTTAAAAGAAATGGTACCTATATTGGAAATAGTGAAGGATAGAACAAAGAGGTGACTGTGAAAAGATATGATAGGTCTTTAGATAAAGAGTTGGACACTGTGTTACGGCAATTCAAATTGATTTGCAAGAGTATCGTTACAGGAATAAGTGATAAAAATGAAAACGTTGAACCACAAGAAAACGTGAACAACGTGAACAACGTGTTGAAATATAAGCGTAATGTGGTATGAATATAGATCAGTTTGGAAAATACATAGTAGAGCCAACTTTGAAAGAATTGGGGTTGTATTCTTTGGAAGCTGTACAATTACTAGTAGCTACCGCACTAACCGAAAGTGGTTTGCAGTATGTGAAGCAATTGAAAGGTCCTGCATTAGGACTATTTCAAATGGAACCAGAAACCCACGATGACATATGGGGAAATTACATAACTTACAGAAATGACTTGGCGGATAAGGTGTCTGAAATTGATATGAACTGTACCGCAAACAATATGATATGGAACTTGAAATATGCCACAGTGATGGCAAGAATCCACTACTTAAGAGTACGAGAACCCCTACCAAAGATGAATGACATTGACGGTATGGGCAGATATTGGAAAAAATACTACAACACTGAAGAAGGGAAAGGTGAAGAAGAACATTTCATAACGAAAAGTTCGGTTATTTTTAACTAAGGAGTATTCAAGTATGACTAAAGAACCTGTTAAAGAGACTTCCAAGAAGTCGGGTATAAATACAAGTGAATTTTGGGTAACTATTATTTCCATGGTGGTCATAGGTGCTGTGGACTTGATAGGATTCGAATTAGATGCCACATCGGTGGAGAATTTAGTTAACATCGCTCTAGGTTATGTTTTGGGTAGGTCGGGGTTAAAAAGTTTGGGGGCCCTTTCGTCTTTGGTGTCGAGTAAAAAATGATAATAACTGCAATATCTTATTGTATTTCTATAACTTTGGGAGTTCTATTACTGAGGTCGTATAGTAAAATAGGACTCCTAAAAGAAAGATTATCCAATTTAGATACAATAATAAAAGATAAGCAGTTTGAAATTTCCAACATAAAGAAGCTTTATTATGCGTATGAAAATATTGATAATAACGATAGGTCTCACAGTGTTTCAGACTCTGTTAACAGGATGTCAAAAGACAACTAGAGGTGTGAACCCTCAATATGTCACAGAACCTTTTGCGTTCAGCTATGAGGGTGCTGAATGGTTAAAGGCGTGCGAACTTCAGATAGAAACTTCCGATGAAGTTGTGGACGATTTCGACAGACTTAGAAGGAAGTATGAAAAAGACAAATTCTACTACGATTTTGTAAACGAAAGGTTGCAATCCGATCAGTGATGTGAGATGATAAGTGTCCAGGATAAACAACTGCAAGACCTGAGACCTTCGCGGTTGTTTATCCGTCAAGCATACTTCTAAGTTTACACGCTTCATCATGTTGAGCGTTAAGATCCATTTCTTCAGCTATAAAGTTACCCATATTTCTAAACATGGGTGGAAATTCTTCAAAATCACCCAACACTTCCGATGATATTGGCCAGTTACAATCTTTAACATATTCCTTTATTGATTCGATATCCATAATATACTACCTTCCTGAGTCATTTACATATAGTAACATACATTTACATATAGTAACATACATTTACATATATGTAAATAGGTTATATCTATCATTTCTTCAACTTCAAATAATCTAATAATTCCTTTTGAGTTTTAGACTTGTCGCCTATAGCCTTTAAAACGGTTTCATCTATGGTATTCCTACACACTATGTGAATTATCTTGACAGGTTTATCTTGTCCTTGTCGATGTATCCGAGCGTTAAATTGTTGGTACAATTCAAGTGACCAATTTAAACCGAACCAAACGACGGTATGACCACCCTCTTGAGCATTGAGACCGTAACCAGCACTTGCAGGATGTGCCAAGAGCATTTTTATTTTTCCAGCGTTCCATCGCAAAAGTTCGTCACCCTTTTTATCCAAAACCACACTGCTGGGGAAAGCGTTTCTTATTCTGTGTAAATCACTCTTATAGTTGTAAGCAACTAACAAGTTTTCATTGGGGTTTTGCTCTACGATGTCCCTAAGAACGTCTATTTTACAATCGTGTAGTGTGTGAGTGTTTTTCTCAGAATCATACAACGTACCATTGCATAACTGTAACAACTTGTTGGCTAAGGTGGCAGCTGTAGGCACTTCTATGGTAACTTTATTTATCAGTAATATAAATTCTTTTTCCAAATGTTTATATTGTTTCACCACCTCTTTAGGTAAGTCTATAAACTTAGTCACATCTATCTTGCTGGGTACATCCAAGTAATCCTTAGCCTTCATAGTGATGCACACGTCCTTTATAGAATTTTTAATTTTGTTCTCGGAGTCACTTTTTAAGTTGTAACTATACTTGTTCCAACTTTCTTGATAAAAGTATCTGTTTCTATAAATAGTAATATTTCTACCCAACCTTGCCCCCCTATCAATCAGATATATCTGACTCCACAAGTCCATATAACCGTTAGGTAAGGGTGTGCCTGTGAGTTCTACCACAGATTTCAAATCACCACAGACCTTTTTTAGAGATTTGAATCTTTTTGAATTGTACCCTTTGAATTTTGACGATTCGTCTATGATTAACATGTCCCATCTCCAAGGAACGTTATCTACCAACCACGTCACGTTATCGACATTTATTATATGAATGTCGGAAGGGGTGTTTAATAAGGTCACCCTTTCTTGATGTGAACCTGTACATATGGTTATATCCAAATCTCTCAGGTGTTTCCACTTCTGACTTTCTTGTTTCCACACAGTGTTAGCCACTCTCAGAGGTGCTATAATCAATACGTTAGAAACAAATAAATCATTCAGGTAGTCGTGGGCGACCGTCAGGGATATTGCAGTTTTACCTAACCCCATATCTAACATCAATAAACAATTATTCTTAGTTTTTATAAAATTCACAGCCTGATTTTGGTATTCCCACAAGTCACATCGATCTAACATAGTTGTACCTATTTTGTACGGTCATGGGTTACGCGGTGAAACTGTGAATCAATTCCTTACCACTATCAAAACAATCCACAACATAGACCTCGATATTGTGGGAACGTATTTTACACGCTAGTTGATGTTGTGCTTTAGTGGGACATAGATTTTTACGTTTAAATTCAACAAAGAATACGGCACTATCTTTTATGAAAATCCTATCAGGAACATGCCTATTGCCCGGTGAAGTGAATTTGAAAGTTAACCAACCTTGACTTTTAGCGTACTCACAAACTTTCTTTTCAATTTCCGATTCCAACATTTTCCTTCATTTTTCCAAATGACGCAACAATAACGACGCATATCCTGCAATGTCCTTAGGGTTGTCCATGTGGTTTGCATCACCGCACACCATCCTTGACATTTTACAGCATATCATATGCAAACACTCTTTATGAACATCTCCTAAACTACTATAATTCGGAGCCGTGGACAACACTCCAATCAATTTTTGGGTAATTTTAGCGTTAGTATCGAAGTTGCCATAAATAGACCTACCGCAATTCATCAATTCTTCTGCTGAAGTTTCATCTTGTTTAGTCATTACTTCTCTCCTTTATAGACTGTTCCAATAGTTCTACAACTTCCGTATAACCTCTCTCAGACGCTGTGCGAAGAATTTCACCTTTACAGACTGAGGGGTCACAACGCCCATCTTTTAATAATATTTCTATAACTTCTTTGTGTCCGTTCACACACGCACCACCTATAGCAATGTTATTGCTGTACGTGGGGTCATATTTCGGGTGAATAATCAATTGTTTAAGTCTTTCCGAATCACCCCTAACACACACCTGATGAAAATACATGTTGTAAAATTCACTTTCTGTAACCATAGTGTAAATCCTCCTTATGTTTTAACAATTTAACAGCACCTATATACACCTTTTTAGAAGGGTTATAAACAATTAAATTGCAAAAACTAATTGGATTACCACAATGAAAGTTTATTTATAAACTGTTCACATTTCAACTTTACATATGTCAACTTACCCCCACAAGGTTCAGGTGTGTCCTGTAACTTCAATTTTATAGCCGTTAACTTTTTATTCAATAGAATCAGGTCACCTTTCATCTTGTTCAGTCATTCCCCCCAAGCTTCAATCATTTGTTCAATCTTTTGCTTGTCACCCTCTTTAAGTTGGTTGAATTTACGGAAGAAGGCTTCTTGCAGTACAGCTCCATCCGCTATAGCCTTGTCATCAAGTAGATAGTCTGTGGTTACCCCCAATGCTTGAGCAATCACAGTCAACTTCTCTGCGGATGGCTTTAGTGTGTCACAGTTCTCTAATTCCCACAAATAACTTTTGCTGGATTCAGTAAGTTTTGCCAATTTATCCAAAGAAAACCATTTCTCGATTCTATGTTTCTTCAATTTCTTACCAAGATTATTAGTCATTGTGTCTCTCTCCTTCACGACTTGTTCCAATAGTTTTACAATATCCAAATACCCTTTACGGGAAGCCAAACGAATAGCGTAATTATCCCCATTGGTAGGGTCGACCCTATCGTCAGTTAACAACAACTTTACAATTTCAGTATCTCCGTAACTAGAAGCCCATCCAATAGCCCAATTCTTCGCAGCACCAGGGTCAACCCTTTTATCTGCTAACAACAGCTTTACGGCTTCTACGTTCCCTTCCCTGATAGCCTGTTCAAATTCATATTGTTTAGTCATTAGCTCTCTCTCTTTTTATAGCATCAATCACCAGATCAATTATTTCAATTTTTTTCTCCAAAGGACCAAAGTTTATGAAGTTGGTTATGATTACTTTAGGGTCAACCCTATCATCGGCTAGCAACAACTTTACGATTTCCGTGTATCCTCCTTCAGAAGCGTTTCGAATAGCGTAATTATCCCTAGCAGTAGGGTCAACCCTTTTGTCGGTCAATAACAACTTTACAACTTCCGCATATCCTTCTTGAGAAGCCCACCGAATAGCGCAATTATCGTTAGCACTAGGGTCAACCCTTTTGTCGGCTAACAACAACTTTACAACTTCCTTATGCCCTTCTTGAGAAGTATGACGAATAACCTCATTATCGTCAGCACTAGGGTCTACCCTATCATCGGATAACAACAGCTTTACGGTTTCCGTATGTCCGTTAGCAGAAGCCCAACGAATAGCGTGATTATCCCTAGCACTAGGGTCAACCCTTTTATCGGATAACAACAACTTTACGATTTCCGTATACCCTTCCATAGAAGCCCACCTAACAGCTTGATTATCCTTAGCAGTAGGGTCAACTCTATCATCGGCTAGCAATAACTTTACAACGTCAATGCGTCCGTTACTAGAAGCCCAATGAATAGCTAAATTATCCTGAGCAGTAGGGTCAACCCTTTTATCAGCTAACAACAACTTTACGATTTCCGTATACCCTCTTTGAGAAGCCCATTGAATAGCGTAATTATCC